CTGGCCTTGCCGCAATGTTTGCGAGGAACCGGAAAAACACTTCGTCATGCACCCGCGTGACTACTATCGGGCGTCCGTCAACGGCGAGATCGTTGCGATTGTCCACAGCCACCCGAAGGGCGGACCTGCCAGCGAACTGGATCAGCGTGCCTGCAGGCAAAGCGGTGTGCCGTGGCTGATCTATTCCCTACCAACGGACGAATGGTTGACCATCGAACCCTGATCGGCTTGGAGTGGGACGACGACGGGCGCGACTGTTACACGATGGTGCGCGACTACTTCCGGCTGCAGGGCATCGACCTAAGAGACTTCGACCGCCCCGAAGATCTGCAGACGACGCCAAGCATTTACCTACGCGAGGCGGTGGCACTGGGTTTCGAGCGCGTGGAGTTTGAGCAACGCCGGCCTGGTGACGTGGCGATCATGAAGCTTGGCACGCTGGAGCCGATGCACGCTGCGATCTTCGTGGAACCGTGGCGGATCCTGCATCACATGAGAGGCCGCCTTAGTGCTGTGGAGTGGCTCAGCAGTTACTATGTGAGGAGCATCGCGGCGGTTTACCGATATGCAGCGGGTCTGCCTGATGGGTGAACTTGGCGAACGTTTTGGCGCCGAGCATACCTATTACAACCTGCGTAACGCCGCTGATGCGATCAAGCTTCTGTGCATCAACATGCCGGAGTTCAAGGATTTTTTACTGGAATCAGAAGAAAACGGTATTGGTTATCAAGTTCTTCAGGGCGGAGTTGACTTCAGTTATGAAGATATGCTTTTGCCGTTTGGTGAACGCGAACTTGTAATTGTTCCTGTTGTTAGTGGTAGTGGCGATGCCGGCAGTCAAATTTTGGCTGGCATTGGTTTGATTGCTTTGACGATTATTACCGGTGGCATTGCATCGGCTGGCGTGGCCTTGGGTGGCTTGTTTGGGATTGGCACCGTTGGCACGGCCATTGTTGGTATTGGCGCCAGCTTGGTTCTGGGCGGTGTTGCACAAGCTCTATCACCACAGCCGCAAATTCCAACGCTTGGTGGTTTTGGCTCCACGTCGTATAGCGGTGGGCGTATGGGCAGCCGTAACCGCACCAATGGTCCTGAGAATGTCACCTCTGGCATTGATGGCCAGCAGTCCTACGCCTACACGGGCGCCGCAAACTCAGTTGGTGTTGGTGCCACGGTGCCACTGGCTTACGGCAAAGTGCTGATCGGCAGCCACCTGCTCAAATCCAAATTCCAAATTGCCGACGAATCTGATCCGGTGCTGACCAGCCTCCGCGCACCAAGCATTGACACAATCAGGCTGGGCAACGAAATACTCACCAACGAATTTTCCGATAAGTCGGGTGTGATTGCCCGCCGTGTTTATCAGACAGCATTTAATACGCAGGCATATTTCAACCCTGTTAGCGCATACGGCGTTACCAACAGCACGCAACTAATCCGCACCGACGTTCAAAACGAGCGCCGTTATGCATCGCTGCAGGTCTACGGCGGCTATCTAGCCAGCGTGGAGCAATACTCCGATTTCAATGTTGCACTGTCACTGGAAAACGGTCTCTACGATCAGGCTGGTGGCACTGGTACAACTTACGTTGACGGCTACATCAGCTACGAAATCAAGGTTTACCGAGGCACTGTTTTAGATGACGGCTTCCTCGTCGCTGCTGATTCTGCCACCATCCAAGGTCTGATCTTTGAAGGCCAATTCTTCGGCTGGATGCATCGCTTGGAGTTGGGTGACATTGAATCCGAAAGCATCGTCAGCGTTCAGGTCGAAGTGATCTCGGCGGAAACTGTGGCCAATGGCTCCACCGGCTCCAACCCGATCTACCTTCGCCTAAATAGCGTCGGCTACCAGCTCTACTGACATGGCACTTAATTCCGTCACAACAATCAAGGTGCTGGATCTTCTTTGTGAAGGTCCGATTGGTGGCGTCATTAACGGCCTGCAGGGTACATACCTCAACGAAACACCAATCCAAAACAGCGACGGCACCTATAACTTCAAGCCCGAAGATATTTCGTCGGCCTCTTATGTTGGTGCGGCACGTCAGGGTGCAACGTACTGGTTCAACGACGGCACCTCACAAATTGTTGAAGTCAACCAAGAGATTGGCGAAAACTACAGCGAAGACCTGAACAGCAATAACGAAGTTGTCAACCGCAAGTACGGCAGCGGCAGTGTTACGCGCCAGATCACTGATCCAACGGTCAACAATGTAGAGCTGCTGTTCACGATTCCCAAGCTCTATTCCGTCGCGCAGGAAAGTCTCGCCAAAGGTCAACTGTTTGGTGGCACGCTTCAGATCCTGATTTACGTGCAGGCCAAGGGCAGCGGCACCGGCTTTCAGCTTGCCTCCAACAGAACTATCACCGGCGTATCCACCAACAATTACCAATACAGCACCGGCATCATCAACCTCAGAACATTTGGCGCCGGTCCTTGGAACATCAAAGTTCAAAAGGTAGATCTGGGTGAAGGCCACTTTGAGATCAAATACACCAGTTTTCAAGACACACCGCAGAACACACCGATTGCCAGCAACCGAGGCAACCAAATCATTTGGTCGTCTTACACCGAAACGATCTCGCAAAACGTCAACTACAACTATTCGGCGCTGAACGAGCTGGCAATCTCAACCAAGGCGTTCAACAGCCTGCCTTCGCGTGCCTATCTAATCCGTGGCCGTCTGGTTCAGATCCCAACTGGCGCGACCGTTCTGGGTGATGGCAGCCTCGCCTTCAACGATTCCAGCTTCAACGGTGCCGTTCAGACCGCTGAGAAGTGGACGAGCTGCCCAGTTTGCTGCTTCTACGACCTGCTCACCAACCGTCGCTATGGCGCTGGTCAGTTCATCACCTCGGCCAACCTGAGCTGGATCGACCTGTACCCGATTGCCAAGTACGCAAACCAGCAGGTCATCAACCCAGACGGCACCAGGGAACCGCGCTTCTCTTGCAACGTAGTTATCGGTGACCGCGCCGAGGCGTACAACGTCCTGATGGACATGGCTTCGGTATTCCGAGGCATCCTGTTCTGGTCGAACAACGTCATCCAAGTCGCAGCCGATCACGGCAACCTCGATGGCACGGCACTTGCGGCCTCGCACATCTACACCAATGCCAACGTTGTCGGTGGTGTGTTTGAGTATTCCGGCAGCTCGCTTAAGACCCGTAGCACCAGCGTGCATGTTCGCTACAACGATCCGGAAAACTTTTACCGCCCGAACGTTGTTGTCGTTGAAGACGCCGCGCTCATCGCCAAATATGGTTACATCGTCAAAGAACTGATTGGTTTTGGCTGCACGTCGAAGTGGCAGGCGCAGCGGGTCGGCCTGTGGACGCTCAAGACCGAAGCCCTTGACGATGAGGTGATCTCGTTCAGCACTGGCTTGCAGGGTGCCGTGGTGCTGCCGGGTCAGATCTTTGCCGTTGCCGATTCACTCCGCCAAGGCACCCGCATCTCCGGTCGCGTTTCCTCCTCCACCACCAGCGCCATCGTTGCTGATCAGTCGATCACGCTCCCGTCTGGCTCGAACCCACAACTGACCTGCCTGCTGCCCAATGGCACGGTTGAAACCCGCAACATCAGCAGCGTTTCAGGCAGCACCATCAACGTCAGCAGTTCTTTCACCGCTGCACCTAACGCGCAGTCGATCTGGTCAATTACCACCAGCGGCGTTGCCAATCAAAAGTTCCGTTGCATCAGTGCATCAGACAACGGCGACGGCACCTACGCAATCACCGGCTTGGTGCATAACGACAGCATCTACGCCTCTGTTGATAACGGTCAGAACCTGCAGTTCCCGGACATCACCACGTTTGATTCCGCACCGCCGCAGGTCAAAAACGTTGCGTTTAGCGCCGGTCAAGTGCGTGATGGCACTGTTCTAACCACCCAGGTCAATGTCTCCTGGGCAAAAGGCGTTGGCGGTCCCACCTTCGGCTACGAGATCTCGTACAACACCAGCCAAGGCAACCGCAAGATCGTTCGCACCAACAATCCCAGCCTGGAAATCATCGGGTTGCCGCCTGGCTTCCAACTGCTGGTTTCAGTGGTGGCTTTCGGACTCGGCTTCAAAAAAGCGGCACCTGCCGTTGAGGCCACATTTACGGTTCCGTCGTTTGCTTCGACCTCCAACCCAGACGGCTCGTTCCAGCTCCTGCCGGAGGATCCGCAAAACGTCACCATCGAACAGATCGCCAACAATCAGGTGATGCTGCGGTGGTCGCGCCCGACTGCTGCCGCTGGCTTCCTCACCGCGATTATCCGCCACAGCACCAAGACCGATGGCACCGGCGAATGGCAAGACTCGACCCTGCTAACCGACCGTGTTGGCGCTGAAACCACCTACGCCCTGCTGCCCAAGATCGACGGCGAATACCTGCTCAAGTTCCAAGACCCGGCTGGTTTGCGGAGTCAAAACGCCACCAGCGTCATCTTCGATCAACCCGACGCCATCCCGCCACTAAGTATTACTACCGTCCGCGAAGACACCACCAGCCCGCCGTATCAAGGCCAGTTCGATGGTGCGTTCTACTCGGACGAATATGACGCCGTGGTGATTGACGGCACGGAAACCATCGACGAGGTGCTGGATTTTGACGCCATCGGTTCGATGGACTTCAGCGGTGAGCAACGCCTTGGCGGGCGCTACTACTTCACCAACATCGTTGACCTTGGCGCCAAATTCACCGTTGATTTCCGCCGAACGCTCACCACTCGCGGTCTGTATCCAGCCGACACGGTTGATAGCCGCTCGGCACTCCTTGACCGCTGGAGCGATTTTGACGGAAGTCTGGCTGATGACACCAGCGCCGAGGTTTACTTCCGGTCCAGCGATGTGGCCACCGTCGACACCTTCATGCTGCTGGAGGACGGCGACAAATTACTGCTGGAGGACAGCGACCGTTTCGAGCTTCAGTCCGACATTGATTTTGGCGAGTGGTTCCCGATGTACAACGGCAGCTATGCCGGTCGTCAATTCCAATTCAAAGTCGAGCTGACCAGCGCCCGCACGGACCAGACGCCACTGATCGACGAGCTGGGCTTTGAAATGGTCATGCAATCCCGCACGGAAAACAGCGCGACGATCACCAGCGGCGCCGGATCCTACGCCGTGACCTACACCAAAGCGTTTTATCAGACACCGGCTTTGGGATTGACCGCTTTTAATTTGAGTACTGGCGATTACTATGAGATCACATCCGCTAGTCGCACTGGTTTCACCGTGACCTTCCGCAATAGCGCCGGAACAGCGGTCAGCAGGCAATTCCAGTACGTGGCCAACGGTTACGGCACCCAACAGGCTTAACGATGGCAACCCACGATTACATCATTAGCA